TTTAAACACCTCGCATTATAATATAATTCTCATATGATTATAATACGAAATATCTATAATTCTGTTACAGTCTTATCATTATAGCACATTTCAAAAAATTTTTAAAGAGTTAATTTATAAAAATAATATACCTTTAATATCAATGTAACAATGCAAAATTTGTCGGTTAAAATTTTCATACTTTATAATATAATAGATAAATCAAATTTTTTTCTTTTTTTACAAAAAAGTTCTTGACAATACCCACACCTTTATGGTAATATATTATGCGTAGCTTAAACAGATATGCGTCCGTAGCTCAGTTGGATAGAGTGAACGGCTACGAACCGTTAGGTCGTGGGTTCGAATCCCTCCGGGCGTACCAACTCATCATAAACCGTATAAATGCTTGAAGTCAAGCGTTTATGCGGTTTTTTAGTGCTTGCGAGAAGAAAATCAACGTGATAAAAAGCGATAAAAAGTGATAAAATGTTATACTTTTTTATTAGTCTGTTAGTCAAAAGTTAGTCAGATTTTAGTCAGATTTTAGTCAAAAACAGAGTATGATACAATAAAAATAAGCTACCGACGCAATGTCGATAGCTTATTTTCTTATTCATCTTTCTTAAATTTTAATGCGTTCCTATTTTTATATTTTTCTTTGGTATCTTTCAAAACGTCTTTACTTAATTGCTTTAACATTTCAGTTTTTTCAATATCCGAAGCTCTTTTGTACGCGCTTGTATTCAGAAGTTTTTTACGTTGTTTTTCAACTTCTTTCCGATAATCGTCGTAATATTTTTTGTATTCCGAATATGTCATTTCCCAAGTGTATGATTGCTTATTTTTTGTTTTAGTTATAGTTGACTTTGGCAAGCTGTCTACATAACCATTATCAGAGGTTAATAAGCCATTACTAAAAGAATTAACAATCCCCTTGTCTGTATCGGTAATTGCTGAACCTGTTGCTTTTATATCTGTTATAAGTTCTTTACGTGCAGTTCTTTGCTCATCCTCCGACAGTCTTTTTATCGCTTTGTTTGCTTGTGTAATATACGCCGCCTTTGTAGCGTACTTTTCGTATAAGCAAGCGTTTTGAGGTGTCGGCTCATTTTGATACTTCTTTTGCATTTTATCTCTTTGTTCGTACACACGATTAAATACATCTGTTGAATATACACTATCCGCACTGAAAGACGTTCCGTATAGGCTAGACGGACTGAAGCCGTCAGCAGTAACCGACCTATTGAGCTTACCGATAATACCGGTATAATTATCAATTAAGTGGTCTATTTTCATCGGCGACCAGTTAAATGTCTGACCTATTGACTTTGCCAATAAAGAAGTTTTTTGGTTGTATTGCTCCTTGTTTGGCTCGTCCTCAAGTGCCGAACTTACTATCGGCGTACCTTTAAAGTCTTTATTAACCATATTATCAACAATTCCGCCTAATATTGTACCTCCTGCAGCTTGATGTACACCTTCTTCAATTCCTCCTTCTGCAATACCGGTAACAGGCAACCACGCAGGTAATGTTGTATCACCGATGTATTGCCCAAATTGATAAAATGCTTCTTTGTCACCAAAAGCGTAATCGGCGGCTCTTTCTGCTGTTGTGTTTAGTATTGCCGCTTCTCTTGCTTTAGGTATTTTTATAAATTTTCCGTTACCTATAGATATGCAGTAAAAATTATTTTTTTGATACTGAGATAATTCTTCCCAACCATCTTCATCTGACGTCCTGTTCCAAAATTCCAATAGTGCAGTAGTTAAAATTGCACTGATTAGGTACCTAAGCATATGCTTTGCAATCTCTTTTTTACCACCGCTTGTGAATATGCGAGCTTGTTTATCCATACCTTGAACAGTCGCATTTGAAAATCTAAATATTTTATTTAGTTTTCTGCCGACATCACCGCTTCTATTGAAGTTGACGGTTATATCAGACGCGGCATAAATAGCTTGTTGATTATCGGCTCCCTTTTTCTTCATACCTTTAAATTCAGCCAGTCGCGGAATAGCTTCGGTAATTTCGTTGATTTTTGTAACGCATTCTATTGGGTGTAAGAATATTGCTTGTGCCAAACGCCTTGCAAGTCCTGCGTCTTTTGAGTTCACCTCGCGCAAAGTCTTTTTCAGTACATCAATATTATCGCTGAACATTGACATATGTCCGCCACCTGCAGCTTTATATTGTTTATAGTTGTCACTGTTTCTTATAACATCCCATAAAGCTGACATATATGCCCCTGTAAAAGTAATAGGATTATTATATGCTTTTGAATTTTTCATTGCAGTATCATAATCTCGTATTGCGTTCGTGGTAGCAAAAACCGGATTTAGTTGCGTTATCAGTGCGTTTGTTATACCTAAAGTTCTTCCTGCAAAATTCATTATTTTTCCTGTTTGGACCGGTGTTAAATTTGTTATAGCATTAAACAGTGCCTTATCGTGTACCTGATAATATTTGCGCTTGCCTTTATTCAAATATGTAACTATTTGCTTTCCGGGTATAACTACAGGTGTATAACTTTCAACTTGTGTGCCGAATACGTCTTCAAAAACCTCTGTTAAGTTAAACAAATCATTTTCGTCAAGACTTTCTGACATTCTGCCTAAGAATTCATCAGACAACTTTTCAATGTTGATTATATTCTTTACTTGGTCTGGTGGCACAGGTTCTATAAAATTAGCAAACCCCGGTACATTGTCCGCATACATACCCAATACCGCCATAACTCTGTTTCTTGTTCCGAACTTCACTTGCTTTTCTACATTTTTTATAATACTTTCAAGTGGGGATATGATTGTAGCACCACTACCTTTCGCAGTTTTTACAGGACTTTGCTGATTTGCAAAACCACTTTTAAATCCTGTTCTGTTCCTACCGGTGTCACGCATAAACGGCACGTAATGTGGGTACATTTTTTGTAGTTTGTTGTATGTAATAGCATCCATACCACCCATAGATACTACCCAATATTTTAACATATCTTGTTGGAACTTGTACAGATTTTCCGACGCTTCTTTAAATTCAGGGTGACTGTTTTCAAGATTTGCTATTTCTCTTTTTATTCGTTCAGAATTCTGCAAAGTATCATCGCTAAATACTCGTTTTAGTTTTGCGCCTTCTTGGGGTTCAATCCATTCTAAAGAGTGCTTTAATACTAAATATTTATCAAACAAATCTATATCTTTGTGTGATATATCTTTAATACAATCTATCAAACCTTTTCCACCTGTCAAATTGCCGTTTGGGTCTACCATTCCTTCTTTAAATATAGTAGACATAGTAGCGTCTACATTTTTAGAATTTATAGCTAAAATGTACGCGTCCTTTCTTCCGCTGAGAGTTCCTTTTACCTCTTTAACATAATCGGTAGCTTCTTTGATAGGTGCAAAACTATCAACCAACTTGGTGTATATTTCTTTCGATATTTCACTTGCCGTTGATTTGCTTCTCTTTTTTATCTCTTTGTTGTTGGTCATTGCCGCGTCTACTTTGTCCATAAAGTCCGAATTATAATATTGTTGTGAATATTCCGATAGTGCTTTCAAGGCTTGAGCGTCCTTTGGGGAAAGTGTCTCAATAAATTCTTTCGAAAATTTCGGTACTTCCTTTATTGTACTTTGCGGGTCTTTAACAAACTCTCTCACAAATTCAGCCACTGCCTCGTCCGGTACTTCACTTTTTTTATATTGCTTCATCAATGTTGGACTTTTTCGTTGTGCAAAGTCGATTATCTCATCAATATTAGCTGATGAAGTAAAATCATATTCATCATCAAACAAATGTCCTAATTCGTGAGTAGCTGTCGGTAAGTCATTTGCTATACGAAGTCTTACAGCTTTCGGAAGTTTCTTAAACTCACCTTTAGCTCTTGTCAGTGACAAATTTCCTTTTGAAATAGGTATATTGAACTTTTTTGAAATATACGAAACAATATCACCTAACTTTTTATTTTTTGGGTTCTTGCTACTTTGCTTCACGTCAGACGTCCAGCTGTCAAGATTATTAGCTTGTTTTGAATAACGTATGTCCGCATTGCTTTTATCTGATGTTTTTTCATTGTCACCTTCGACGCTTTCAATCTGTTTTTCTTGTTCCGGTTTCTTTACTTCCCAACCGTTGCTGTCGTCACCTTTGTTATACTGCATTTCTGTTTCCGTTCTGCTATAAGGTGAGTATTGCAGAAGCTCTTTTATGATATTTTCGGTGTTAGTCTTTGTCGGTATAAAGAAACGCGTCTGAAACGAAATACGTTCAGAAAATACTCCCAATTTTTTTATGAACTCATAATTTTCGAAGCGAGGACCTGTAAGTTCGATACGCTGTTCATTTGCTACTTTTCTTTGCTTTAGGCTCCAACCATTTTCGAGATAAACAACATCGCCGTTTTTAATGCTGTTTATTACACTTGATACATCCACTTTGTCCTTTGTTCTGTTAGCCCCTAAGCGTCTAAGAATTGAGTCTATAGCATTTTCAGATATAACACGACCTATAAGTACATCACCATTATCAGTAAGTATTCTATATACTTTAATATTTGTTTCGGGCAATTTATCCCATACCGGAAGCACGGCGCCGCTTATAAGATGTACATTTTCTTGGCGATATTCAGGCAATTCTGCAAGCCTCTTGTTCCATAAAGCTTTAGCTGTTTCATTATCTATCTTGTTCCAACGTTGACTTACTTGTTGTTCACTTAAATATACTGTCTTTCCATATTCCTGCCCTTCTGCCTTAAAACGACTTACAACATTGCCGTTGCTATCTGTTTTGTTTGCAATTTGAGTTATTGCTCTTACTCCTCCGTTCGCTTTGTTCTGATAAAAGCCTTTAAACCTTGGACTATCACTTTGTATATCACTAAATTCGTTCTTTTTTATTTTCTTATCTGCAACAAGGGAATAATACAAAGTTTCAGCACCGCTTAACTTATCCGTATGTACTGTTTTGGTTTCTTTGACCGATACTTTATCGGCTTTGTAGTTTTCCATACCTTTATCAAGTGTGCCGTTTTGCTCAGCCTCTGCCGTTGCCATTTTCAACTGGCTGTCGAACTCATCAAAAACTTTGTTTTGCTCATCATATTCTAATGATAATATACGGTTAAGGAACTTGTTTATACTTGTCAAATCGTCGGAATTTTGATTAATTGAACCGTCTGAACTGTATACGTTAAGTCCTAATTTTGAAATGATTTCTTTTCCGTTGGTAATATCATTTATACCACCCTTAGCCAATGCGGTAATATAGCTTTTTAACACTGTTGCAGAAAAAGCATTTTCAAGGTTATCATCTTCCGAAAACATACCTTGACTGCCCGCTTGCCTTTGACCTTTCGTAAGCGAGCCTAATTGAGCAAGTCTTTTTGCTATGGTTGAGATAAAACGGCTTTGCCCTTTCAAATCGGTTGTTACAAGTTTGAATATAGGAGCTGATACTTGGTTACTTCTGTGTGAACGTCCAAAACCTTGTACCGCCGTTGACGCTTTCCAACCTGCTTCAAGCAAATAATGTACACGTTGTTGTTGATTTTTGGCTGCTTTACTTGCGTGGTAGCTCTTTCCTGTACCACCTGCTTCTGAAAATATCATTATACGCTTTTTGCCATTTTGAAATGCTTCTACATCGGCACTTCTTGTGTTATTACTAAGTCTTTGCTGAACATTTTTTCCGTCAACATTAATTACTCGTGAACTTCTGCCGGTGTTTTCTGCAACTAAATCTGTTCCAAACGCATTGATAATCATATCTATAGGCGATGACGGTGCTTTCATACTACCTAATTGGTCTAACAATGTGTCACGCTTTCGGACTGCTTCTCTGTTTAATACAGGTTCGCCTTTACTGTTGTACACCGGTTTGCTTTTTACATTACCTTTTTCATCTTTATATTCCTCGTATTGTTGAACAGGGAATGATTTTTCAACGTATTCCATAAGCATCTGTTTAGGTGAAACATCATAATCATCAAGCGTCAATCCTTCTTCGTAAAGTCTTGCAAGTTCACGCTTACCTTGTGCTTCGTTTGTGCTTGTAAGTTGTATGATACACGATTTACCTTTAGCAAGCTGTTTTTCTATATCTTTAATAACACTCGGTGTTTGCATTGATACAAGAATTTGATTAAAAAATCTTTGGTTTGACGACCAAAACTTTCCGTAGACTTGTCCTCGTGCAGTGCCGTCTGACGATTGATGTGTTTCTTTTAACGCTTCATTCAAATTCTGAAATACTATTTGCCACGCTTTTGCTACAGTGTTGTACATTTTCTTTTGTTCTTTTGTTAATTTGTGGGTCAGTTTATCATATGTAACGTCTTCATAAGAAATGTTTCGTGACAGATAAACACCTTCCATTTTTAAATCCTGTGCAAGCATTTCCATTGCAGAAATACCGCCGCCTTTTATTTGAGATATAAACTCTTTTTCATTTGGGAAAGCTGTACCTTCGCCCCAAAGTCCCAATCTTGTAGCATATTGCAAATTCTCAACTTCTGTTGCTCCCGTGGCTGACATATAGATAACCTTGGCTTTTGGCAACAATTTTTGAAGCTCTATACCGGCTAAAGCTGTCTCACTTGGTTTGACTTTGCCTCTGTTTGTGACCTTTCCACCTGCATTAGACATCATATGTGCCTCATCAAAAGCAATCACACCGTCAAAGTCTTTTCCTAACCAACTAACGATTTTTTCAAAGTTTGAGTTTTCTTTATTCCACCCTTGCGACAGTTTATTGTATGTAAGATACAATATGGTATCATCCGACTTTAAACTGCTATCGGCTTTTTTACCGCCGTTGAATTCAACTACCATATCATTTCTGCCAAATACATCTTTAGTATAATCAAGGGTATCTTTTAATAAGTCGTGTCCTTTTGAAATCCAAATAGCCTTTTTTCTGCCTTGATTAAAATTATCAAGAATAATACCCGCCACTGTACGTCCTTTTCCAACACCTGTACCGTCACCGCAGAAAAATCCTCTTGTTTCGCCGTTCGGCAATGTTTGAGAGTGGCACTGCCCTGCTCTCGAAACAACTTCAAGTTGCGCACTTGACAAAGTACCTTCATCAATGAGTTTTTGGTCTATATGTGGTTTGTATGTTATATCCGGTGCTTTTACTGCGCTCATTGCCGCACTTTCGCTTAATTTTGCAGGGTGTGGCTTTGCATTTTTCACTTTTAAAGGTGCTACTTTGTATTCTTCAAAAACATTATCGGTCAGTTCTTTTTTCTTTAATCGTTGTACCCTGACACCGTTCTGTCTAAGTCCGCCATTCTTCTCGTTTCCGCCATATCCAGATTGAACACTATGTTCCACACTATCAGATTTATCAGTTCCTCCAGTGTCTTGCAGCTCATCATTTCCTCTTGGTTTTCTTCGTCCGTCAAGTCGTCGTTCATCATCCAATTCATTTGGCTTATCGGCTCTTTGATTAACAGTGTTTCCACCACTTCCGTCATTTCGTAAAACTTTTGTCTCCACATCTCTGCGCTTTGGTACTCTTCCCTTATTTGAGGATTGTTCGGTATCAATTCCGCTACTTGTGTCAGATACAGTGTCGCCTCCGACACTACCTTTTGTTCTTGTTGTAGCAATTTCTTTGCGTGTTGTTGTAGTGGCTCTTTGTTCATTTGCTGAATAGTCAAGTATTGGTCGCTCATTTCTTATACCTCCTAAAATGCTTTGTAAATCGTGCAAATCTTCGACATAATCGGTTATAGTATTCTTGGTTGCACCGTTGTTGTCAATAACCATCATCTGAATGCCAAAATTTGTACCGTACTTATTAAAGTTCTTACCCGAAATACCTATGTTTGCAACAACGTTGTATTTCTTTTTTATGTCATTCCACCAATTTCTAAACGCAGGTGCATCATCAGCCATTGTTTTACCTGTTATAGCTACAAGTCTACCATCAGTCTTTAACATTTTAAGTGCTTCTTCTATGTGCTTTGCACCTATTTTAGCGCCTTTCATATTTCTTGTGGTTGACGACGAAAACGGAGGGTTCATAACAACAACAGAAGGTTCAATATCTCCGCCTAATATATTGTTTATCTGTTCCGCGTCCTCACTGTAGAAATCATCAAACGGCATATTTTTAAGTATTGCCATTCTTCTTGGGTCAAGTTCGTTTACAATTACCTTTGCACCACTCTTTTTTGCAAATGTAGCAATACCTCCGATACCTGCCGACGGTTCAAGCATTATATCATTTGAATTGATATTAGCTGCATAGTTTGCTAAATATGCAAGCGTTGGAGGTGTAGAGAATTGCTGATAATTGTCCATTCCCTCTGTGCGTTTTGTTTGAGTTGGTATTTTATCGATTATTTCAAACATTTTATCAAGTGTAGGTTCTTCTTTCATATTTAAAATATATTGATTTATACCCAACTCCATTGCGTCATATGCGTCTTTGACTGTGAATGTATTATCGGCTAATGAGCCGTCATATATTTCACCGGTTTTCTTGAATAACATATCGCTTGTGAATTTTTCGCCTTTTTGCAATTTTTCTTCTACAAAATTTGCGACTTGTTGCGATATGCCATTTTCTTTACCTCCGTTTTTTTGATTATCTGCTTTTTTTATTCCTACTTGATTTGTATCTGTGTTCGTCCTAAAAATTTGTTTGTCATCAAAAACGATATAGCTTTTTCCGCTTATAGCTTCAATCTCGTTATTGTACACAATACCGTCGTACCCTTTATTTTTTAGAATTTCTCTAAGTTTGGAATTTTTTAATTCTAAATCTGCAATATTGAGTATTTTTAACCCGTCTTCGGACGATATAATTCCTTGTTTATCTAAATCAGCCACCACTTGGTCTGCATTCCAATTCCAAAAATCTTTATCAATGTAAATAGGGTTTGTTATATTGAGATATGCTTTAATATATATTGGATTTGTTATCCCCTTATCTTTCACACGCCGAATTGCTTGAGAATAACTGCCAAAATGTATACCGATATCACCACATTTAAACTCATCAAACTTTGAACCGGTTCCGTGATATAATGGAATTAATTGACCGTGTTTGTTTTTTACAATGCTGTTCTTGGTGCCTTTCGTTATATATAACGGTAGCTTTTTTCCTGTTATGTCTGTTATAGGGTCAATATATTTATTAAAGTATTCTGCAATATTATCATCGAAAATCACTCTAAGTTCATTTTGTGAATCGGTAAGCATATCATATGTTACCATTTCTCTAAAATCATATCCTTCGTCCCAACGGCTGTCATTTTCATACTTTTTATAAAGATTTTTATTTTTATCAGCTGATATTTCATTGGCTACAAACCATGATAATTTTTTAAACGAATCAAGTTCTGCTACTTCTTGAATTTTGCGTTTTTCAAGAACTGTATATCCTTTTTCGTCAATCCGTGATAATCCGCCTGAGATATTATTGTCGCTATTTCGTCTTTGAAAAATCTCTCTTGCCTCGATTCTGGTCTTGCTTTTGTCAATTCTGTTACTATCCTCAAGTATCTTTCTGCTTTTGTCAATGTCATCATCTTTCACCTCATTAATATTTTTTGAATTATCTGCTTTTGAAATCATCTTGTAATCGTGTGTTTGCTTAAAGTTTTCCATAGCGCCAATATGAGAGAATGTCTGTTTGCTGTCACTCTTATCAAGGTTTTTAAAACTCATATTTAAGCCTGTTTGTGTAACTTCCCATTGCTTGCCGTCATACTCAATTACATCACCGATTTCCAAGTCAGGTTTCTCTTTTATTGTATCATTTTCGGATTGACTGTTCAATACAGTTTTATTGTTTTCTGAAATGTTTTCTTTGTCGCTTTCTGCATTATTATTTGTTGATTGACTATCTTTGACATTTTCGCCTACTTGTACATCATCTGTTTTCTTCAAAGTCCCTGTTGTTTTAAAGAAATCATTAAACACATCAAAAACTTCTTCTGTTGGTTCGCTTTTAAAAATAAAACCTGGTATCGATTTGCCATCGGGTGTTTTTGCATATCTTGAATAATAGCCACCTACTGCTTTTACTTTTGCATTTAACTTTTTGTATTCATCTGCTGAAATTCTCTCTTTTAAGCCTATAACCCATAAATCCTCGCCTGTTTTGGTATGCTTTGTTTGTGTGAGGTTACATTTATCTTTCAAATTTAATGTATCATTTATTGTATCATTTTCTGTATCTCGGCGTACACTACTATTGACAACATCACTATCTTGTGATACAATATTGTTAGTAGAGGATTTATCGTTAATAATTGCCAACCACTTATACAGTTGGGGATTCACTTGCGATAAATCCTCTTTTTTGTATTTTATGTTTACACCTTCACCGGAAATCAAGTTTTTAGTGTAGTTGTCATTGGAACTGAACATTGTTACAACAACATTGTAATCTTTGTATTTGCCACCGATATCTTTCGTGCTGTTAAGCTCAACAGATATTATGCCATTATTTCCTTTTTTTGTTTTGACTGTTGTGAACAAGTTTAGTTTACCATTTGCAAGCTGTATAATTGCGTCGGGATTTTGTAGAAAATCAGGTAATTTTTTTGCGATTTCCGCACCCAAATTGTGGTAATGCCCCTCAAAAGCACCGTTTTTTCTAACTGCAAGATATAACTTGGTATAATTGATTATCACTTTCAAATCTCTTGCACCCTTAACATTGTCAAGAATGACGTTAGGGGTATTTTTTAATATCTCGACTGCAACTCTATTATCTGCAAGTTCTTTTGCTGTTTCATCAGATACAGAAAGAATATTATCCACAGTATCATTGTAATCTTCAAGTAATTGACTAACAGGAAGTGTTTCATTTGTTTTGATATCGGGTTTAGGTATTTCTATTGTGGAATTGTCTTTTGGGGTTGCATTTTCCGTCGGCACTGCTGGGGAATTGGCACCGACCATTTCTTTAACGGAATTTTCTTTAACTTGCAAATTGCTCTTTACTGTATTTAATGCGTTTATAAATTGTGGCATTTCGCCGCCTGTCTTTGTTATCCCATCATTGTCGTTATGCAAATAAATCGAATATCCACTTGTTTCATTTTCGACTTGCTTCATAAATTCAATAGCAGTGTCTTGATTAGGGAGTATTGCTGTTGCGTTGCCCGTCGGCAAATACGATACAATATAACTACCGTTTGAACTTTGGTGCGTGCCAAAGCGACCGTATGTAACTCCTTGTTTTGTTTCGTATTCTCCATTTTTCTGTTTTACTGCAAACGACGTTTCACTTAGTTGGTTCGTATAGTCAATGCCTTGTTCTATAACATAACCTACATTTTGTCCATTTTCACTTACCGGAGCAAATTTTATATTGTTATTTGCATTTTCACTTATATTAAGTGATGAATAATCGCCATTTTCTATATCTTGCACTTGTGCATTTAAAACTTCGTTTGCACCGTATACATTGTTATGTAGATTGGTGTTTTTCTTTATTCCCTCTCTTAAAATATCTTTGAAATTTCTGACTACGGTTTGAAATTCTCTGTTTCCGTCAAGTACACTGTTTCCGGTAAGAGTTTTATTTACAAGTTCGTCGGCAAGGTTATCTGTTTCTTGTGATAAAACTGTGTAACTACGTCCGTTTTTCTCTGACATAGCTTGCACAAAATCATTCGCATAGTTGCTTACATAGTTTCTGTCAAAAAGATTATCATTGTTCGACATAAACTTTGTATTTGCCTCTTGTATACCTGTTGCACTTTCAGATACATTTAAGCCGACTTTATTCATTGCATTATGTACTTCCTCTGTAACTCGATTTACAGACGGTTGTACACCGTTTTCTTGTGTGTCGTTAAATACAGTGTCAGTTGTAGTTGATGTATCTGCGCTATTAACGCCGTCTACTGTATCATTAATAATTGAATTATCGGTGTTAATTTCGGAAGCTGATACATCATTCTGTTGTTTTTGGTTTTCGTTAAACTGTTGTACTTGATTAAGCTTGCTTTCGTCAGCTTGATTTAGTATAAATTTGAATTGTTTTACTGCATAATCAAAATCACTGTTACCGTCAAGTTTACTTTCCCCTGTAAGTATCTTTTGAGTTAATTCATCAGCAATATTGTTGTCAAGAAAATCACGATTCGGATAATTGTCGCTCTTTTGAGCAACCTCAACAAAACTATTCGCGTATCGTCTGACAAAATCCTTATTATACCCTTGCGGATTGTTTTCTGCGACAACATCAGCTTTGCTTACGCTGTCTTGAACTTCTTTCGGTAACTTATCTGTTTTTTGAACTTCAACATCATTTGTCTTGACGCTTATAGGCGTTTGTTCTTGAACGGTTTGTATCGGTTCTACTTCTGATGTTTTTGGTACATTTTGTATCGGATTTGTGTTTTGTGGTGTTGGATTTGTATTATTTATGTTTGTAGGCTCTTTTGTGATATTGTCCACATTCCCTACATTTGATGTTTTCGATATTTTTTCTACATCATAAGGAATTGAATCAGCTCTGTCGTAAAATTCTTTTGCTCTGCTTTTGATAGTCCTTAAGTCCTCTTGCATACTTCTTACACGAGCGTCCTCACCAACAAAACGAGCTTTTTCTAATACAGTATCTTTAACCGGTGCATTTCCTTTGCCGGTTAAGTATTCTGTAACAGTATCTGACGGAGCATTATTTTTTAGTTTAAAACCTTCTCCGTCAAGATACTTAATCATTGAATCGGAGTAATCCATAACATTTTTAGCAAATTGTTTAACACTTTCTACGTCGTTTGTACTTGCTGAATTCATCATACCTTCGTAATCTTTCATCATCTTATCGTTTACAACGTCTAAAGCCTCTTTACTTGATTGCTTGATTTTACCCATATTTATAGCTGATGTAATTGTTGCAAAAGCAAAGGTCACAGCCATATTCTTAGCGACGTCTTTAGCTGTAGGTCTTTCTTCTTTAGGGTGCAAAAAATATGTAGCAGCACTGTCTGCACCGGCAAATGACGCGCCCGCAACCCCATTTCTTATCATTTCAGGTATAAATTTATGTTGCAATTTCGTTTTAAACAAGATATTTTCGGCAAAATCTTCAACAGTGGAACTTGTCACACCGCCTACGGCTCCTCCTACAACGCCTATAGCGGTTTCTTTTGCTATATCTTTTGCTTTTTTTCCGTCAGTGGTTGCTTCTGTTCCTTGTTGTAGTCCAAAAACAATGCCGTTTTTTATTGCACCTTGAACCCAAGTAGGTGTTTTCGCCAACCACTTTACACCTTTCAAAGCACCTCCGACAGCTTCACCTAATCCTATTAGTGAAACTGTAGAACCTGCTAACTCTCCGACGGTACTTGCTATTGGGTGTTCTTCTGATGATTTTGCATTTGCTTGTTTTTCACTTACGTAATCGTTGACATTAAGTCCTGTTTCTTTATATTTTTTTTGTGACTTTAAATTATCAATCGCACTTCTTCCGCCCAAAGTCGCACCGTCCATTAAACTTGTTATAAATGTATCCGGTACATTTCCACCTTCTTTTGCTATGTTTTTTCTTTGATTGTTTAATGCAAGTTGCTCTAATGTTTCTTTATCTTTTTTTACTTCTTTGCTAACGCCTTTTTCATTAGGAAGCCAATCATATCCTGCTTCTAAAGGGTCGTTATGTGGAATACGGTTAAAATTATGTTCTTCTGCCCATTTTGAAAAATCATCATAAGAAAAATTATTTGGGTCAATGCCATATTTATCATACATAGCATTAAGTTTATCTTCTTTTTCTTTTTGGTGTTTTTGTTTTGCCTCTTGGTATTTCGGCATTGTTTCAAAAGTAGATTTACTTGTTTCTTCGAAAAGATTATTGCCCTTTTCTTTGTGCCGTGTTTTGCTTTTTTGTTCAGAGGGTACACTTTTTGGAGTGTACCCTCTTTTAACTAAAATATCCTGCAATGATTTCAAATTACTTTTTAAATCGGTATTTTCTCTTGCTGTTGATGCAGATTTATTATATCCTCTTTGTGACATAATATTTTGTAATGATTTTAATTTCTCTTGCATATTACTCATATTTTAAGCTCCTCTTTGGTTGTAATTATTTTATTAAAGAACCTGCATTATAAATATCATCATCGGTTAGACCCACTGAATGGAGTAAATCTATACGTTGTTCATCTGTAAGACCGTCCGTATTAGCTGTATTCATCGTCAAAACTTTCTTATAATTGTCCGGAATTGCAGGATTGATTTTGTATGTACCATCAGCATTGACTATAAACATATCTTTTTTTCCCATTTCTTGTGCTGCATTGTTGTTTCTCTGTATCCAACTGTTAAAGAATTCTTTTGTTATTCCATCCACTTGACTACCGTTTTTTGACGATTTAGAAGAATTAGACGAAGAGGCTGTATTTCCACCTAACGCACCATCCGTCTGTTTGTATGCATTTACAGTGTTATTTATTTCTGACGTTTTTTCAGCTATCGTATTCTTCGATGCATTGTTTGCAACAGCCATTTCATTCTTGGCACTTGCGTCATTAACACGAATTGTATTATCGGCTTGATTATTGTTAATACGGATTGTATTGTCAGCCTCAATGCCTGGCATTCTTTCTTCGTGGTCGTAACCCATTTGTGCAATATCCTTGCTGTTTTTAAGTTCTGCGTCAAACTGTCTTGCGTCCTCTGTTTGCGTATTCGGAACACCGTAATCACCGTCATCATATTGACCGTATTTACTGTAGTTGTTCCAAATTTTTACGCCCCTTGCAACTCTCGCCGCCTGTGCTGTCTGTGTATCGCCTCTTGCGATAGCTTGTTCGATTACCTTTTTATAGTCAATATCTTCTATCGGATTGCCGTTATCATCAAAGAATGGATTTGAGGAATATTGCATACTCTTAGGAATTTGACCTGTAACTTGTGCCGTTGTTGCGTCACGTGATACTTTACCGTTAAGTACAGTTTCGTTTCTTTGTACTTCGTTATTCTTTGCTGTTTCGTCTCTGTTGAACGCATTGTCGATTTGAACACCCATATCGGATAGGATTTTTCGTGCCTGTTCAATTTTTTGTGTTGAATTATAAGCGCTTTGCACCTTTGCATTATACGCGCCTAATACATTCTGTTGCGCCTGCGAGTATAGCGCCGCTTGCTGTCGCATTGCGTTTGCGGCGCTGTAACTGTCAACATTACCGCCGTTTGAGGCTGTACCTAAGGCGAGTTGATTGTTTCTGCCCTGTATAGCCGATAGATTATACTTACCGAGTATTGCTTTTGCCTCGTCGGTAGAGAATGGATTTGTTTTAACCATATCCATATAATCTTTATAGTCTTGTCCGTATGTTTTCATCAAGTCGTTATAATGGTCGAATAGATTACTTTGCTGTTGACCTACAAGGCTTGATGTGGTTTGACTTTTGCCTGTGTCTTGAACATAGTTTTTAAAAGCATTATCAAGCGTACTGTTATCCCAATAAGATACCCCATTTGAACCTACTGCCGACGGCTTGCCTATGTTTTTACCGCCTAAGCTAACCTCACCTGTCGTATCGTTATATTGAAGTGCGTTGTCTATATCGCTTTGACTTAAACCGTACTTTGAGCCTAAGCCGTAAAAATACGGTCTAATCGCGCTTTTACCGCTCTGTGCAAAGTAGTCATTAACATACTTCTTTGACGCGTCATATCCACTGTTATAAAGCGTGTCGGCAAGCTTTGTGTCGCCATTTTCACGCATTTGTCCGTAATAGTTTTGTGCCTCGTTTGCTATTTGTGCCGTTTTCTTTGTATCGCCCTCTGCATTTGCATTGAGCCAATTACCTTTTAGCCGTAATATTGTATTTACGGCGTCTTGCGTATTATATGCCATTCGTTTTACCTCCTTATGCTATTCTTCTTGCACCGACATAGTCGCTACGTCCTGATAAATTGCTGATTTTAACGACATCGCCTGTCTTTGGTGCTTGTATGTACTGTCCGTTACCTATGTAAATTCCAACGTGTCCAGGACTTGACGAACTGCCTCCCGAACCTTTAAAGAATACAAGGTCGCCCTCTTGCAAGTTATTCTTGCTTACGGCTTGTCCTACATTTATTTGGTCGTATGTTGTTCGCGGAATATCTATACCGCTTGCTTTCGCCGCTAACTGTACAAGTCCGCTACAATCAACACCGCTTGACGAAGTACCACCATATACATATGGTGTACCTAAATATGATTTTGCCGCCGCTACAATCTGTTTGCCTTTAGACGAACCGCCTGACGAAGTGTTTGAATTGTTCGCATAACTCAATCTGTTTAGATAACTTCTCGATGAATTACTTGATGAATTACTTACGTTTGAACCGCTTACACCCTTAGCTGTGTTGTATAGCTGTCCCATAATAGAACTTACCTGTGTCGCCCAACTACTATCTATTGCTCCGCCGTCTGTGTATGCATACCCCATTCCTTTCGGATTGTTACCTGTACCTGCTGAATTAATCGACTTTGCACCATACCCATTGTAGTATGTTTTCATAAATTCGGTTGCAAATTGAGTAGCGCCTTGTGACATCTGACCGTATCTATGAGCATTACCCTCAGGATTAACATTTGTAGCACCATAACCCCAAATATTATTGGTTTTCTTGGCTATGTTTGAAGTACCCCAACCACTTTCCAAAGCACCGATACCGAGTATTGCTAATGCACTCATACCTGTTGTTTTTTGAGCATTGTATATACCCTCTGCGTCGTTTTCGGATATAACTGGACTACGGCTAAAGTGCTTTTTGATAATTTGTGCTATCTGTGCCGTCGAAAGTTTAGGAAGTTGCGTTGCTACGTCAAGACTTCCAAGTGATGAGCTGTCAAGATTTCCGTTAAAACCAACATTATCATCACCGTTTGAATTAATAGTACCACTGCTAAGAGCGGTACTATTTTCATTTTGAGTAGAATTTGATGAATTTGACATTGTGTTTGTTGGTTGAATACCTGTTGCTTGTGTTATCCATTCTCTAACCTTATCGCTTGTCGCACTGCTGTTTACAATCGGCTTATAATCAGCCATTTTATTTATAACCTGTCCGTCCCTTTTACTGATGAACGGATTAAAGGAATTTATGTTCGGTGCCGTTGTCGTGTTTTGCTTTCCGTACAATGTATCAATTTTGTTTTTTAATTGATTACTCTGTTGTTGTGAATCGAAATTAAAAAGGCTGTTTACCTTATTTCTTATTGTATCTGTCAAACCCATAGTCATTTACTCCTTATCAAATCTTGATTTTCATAAGTCCTGCAACAAATTTAACTGCACGATATACAACAACACATACCCACAATTTTGTATTGTTTAGGTTAAGGTGCGCATCGTCTGCGCCTGATACAATACCGTTATCCAAACACCACTGTACAGGTTTATGAGCCCATTCTGGCATATTACTGTCAATGCAATCGTAAATCATTTCTGATTTATCAGCCTTTTTCTTTTCCAACTCATTAATTTTCCTCGTTAGTTCCTCGTATTGTGTCATATTCAATTCCTCCTTGTTTGTTTTATCCTTTGTCACTTGTCCTGTAATTCCTTTAAAAATCGCCTTTGCAAACTCTGTCGCACCGATTTTCTTGTATTTATTTGCGTCCTCTGTATCTACAAAACACACTTCAACAAGCATAGCTTTCGTGTCACTGTGATGTACCACATACAGCTTAGAGCCGTCTTTAATACCTCTGTTTTTAAAACCCAATTCACTTATCGCTTTGCAAGTATTTGTTGCCTCATCAAACTTTTTGCCGCCGTAAGTCCACACCTCTGTACCTTGCCCACCGCCACTGTTAAAGTGTATTGATACAAACAAGTCAAGCGGTTGTGAATTTGCTTTATCGACAATCTGTCTTAGATTTGAGCTTACTGTCGGCGCATAATCATTTGTACAGTCATACACTGTATGTCCCGCTTTTTTTAACAAATCTTCAAGTGCATATCCGACGTTTCGTGCCTCTACGCTTTCGTCTATGTAACCTACTGCACCACAACCGACTTGCCCGCTTACGGTATGTCCGCAATTTATTCCTATTCTCATAAATCACCACTCCTTTACGGTCATATTCTTCCATTTTTTATATGCGTCAAAATACATCTCGTTTTTATCACCGTTGTATGTAATTTCGTAATACATTCCGTCCGATACAGTTGTTGACGCCAACGCCTTGAAATTCTGCAACATCTTACAGCTCCACACGATATATACATCATCTTCGGTGATTTTTTTACCGTCTGTCACATCAACGTTATCGTTAAAATATTTTACAATTAACGATTTTACCACATTTATAAAAATTTTATCTGTCATATTTCCTGCACCTCTTTCAACTCAATATCTTCCATTACCGCTCTTGCCTCTAAGACCGCCAAATAGTCAGCCATTGCGGTTAATTGCATATTGTATGTACTACGTGGACACGTTGGGGAAAATTTTAGTTTTCCCCTGTCCCATTCGTTCAACATTTTCTTTAGTTTTTTAAATCTGTTGGCTAATTGATAATATTCTGCCTTGAAACGTTCCTTGTAATCTGCACTGTTCATCAGTGCAACAGTATCTTGTAGTGTCATAGTTATTCCCCTTTCTTCCCCTCAAGTTCTGATGTCATTGTATCAAGCCACTTTTCGATACCATTTCGCAATTTGCTCGGTATCGGCAGACCACACAAGCACATATTTTTCAGTATCGAAATGCTTTCATACATTATGTACAGCAAGCAGAAAAACTCGCAAATTCCTACTTGTGTAATACCGATATATTTAAGCACTTCTTCTGGCACAAACGGTAGCATATTAAAGCCTATCAGCTTGTCCAAAATAGCCAAACCCACAACCGATACAATCATTGCAAATTTTCGTATTGCACCGTCAATGCCGAAACAGCTATTAAACTTTTTCTCTTTGATTGCCCTTAGTAACCCCAAAACCGTATCTAACATAACTGCAACAAATACAGTTTTTATGAATAGGTTACACGCCAATGTAACCCAAAATATATTGATTGTTTCCCAAATGTTCATTTATTTATCCTCCTCGCGTATTACTGCTTCTTCTCCACCTTGTTTGAATGTGAATAGCAGTTTAACCTCTCCGCTTTCATATTCTCCCACATCTATTATTTTTAAGGCTTTAGTAACTCTACAAACTCCACAATATCCTTTTTGTATACTTCCGTTGAAAACAAAAATAGAATCTAAATCATCATTATAGCGAATTTGTTCTATTGCTTCTGTATCCGGGTCTACAACCGCATTTTTTATGATAAACAAGTCGCCTACTTTAGCTACTGTGCGTATCTTCGCCCCTATATATTCTGCAGGATAACATTCCAAAATCGGTATGTTTATTGCTCCTATTTTTATTAGATTTTTTATGGTTTGGTCAAAATTCCATTCAGATTCGGAATATTCACCGTTATTTATCCAATCATAAACATCTCCTGCAAGTTTGTTTCTTGTAACAGCCTCATCTGCAATATGCACGGTTTTCACTGAATTACTTTCAAGTGTTCCTGTTTCACCCTTATCGCCTTTTTCACCCTTTGCACCTGTATCACCTTTCAAGCCTTGCGGACCCTGTTCGCCTGTGTCGCCCTTAACACCTTGTATGCCTTGTGGTCCTCTTATCGTACCTTTGTATTGCCACTTTACGTCTTCACCGCTACCTGCTGTAGTAGACTGATAGATATAGCCATAATCGGTATTAAGGTACACATCACCCACTTTAACAAGAGGACAATCTGCATATGTATAGTTGATGTTTTCAGACGTACCGCTTAAAGCTGTGCCTGTATACCACAAGCTACCGTTCATATTTACATTTCCTTTGCCTGTGCCGATAAAAAACTCGTTTGTATCACTTGTGTATGCCGGCTCAGCGAACGACAATGTTGGTAGTAACTTTCTCAGTCCACGTCTAAATTGAATTTTATTAGCCATTTTTTAACCCTCCATAATTTCTTTTTTCTCGTTCTCTGTGATATATCCCGCTTTGACGAATATATCTAAATGTTTTTCTTTGTAAATGCCCATTTGATAGTATTTACGTATCAATGTTTTATTCACCGTCAACACCTGCTTTCAATTCCGCAATCTGCAACATCAGCATTGCATTAATTTCGTCCTGTGACGGTGCGTTTTTCATTTCATTGTAGGCGGTTTCGCCCATTTCAACCGCCCGTTCCAACTCACCGTCCGCCAACTGTTCCTGTGTAAATTGCATTCCGTCTAACCATTCGTAACCTGTATTATCAACCGTCGTCACCGTTGCAGTCGGATAACGTTGTAACAGTTCATCACGTTCGGTATCCGTACACGCCGTATGTATGTCGGTTAGTTCTATGACTGCACCGCCTGTTCCTGTCATTGTGTTTTTTGCAGTTATTTCATATTTGATTAACTGCAATTTGTTTCCGTCAAATCTATATTGCATATCTGCACCCCCATTATGAATATTTGTTACTAATAAATGAATTAGTCGTTCCGCCTACGTTTGTATAGTTTTTGCCTATCATAACGTTATCGGTACAACTGTTATATGCTGATGATGTCACATATATTGAATACTGCGAATCACTGTAACTATCACGTATTATAATGTTGTCTGCGACTTTGCTTTCTCCGCCACTTGTAACTAAAATTCCGTATGTTCCGGCGTCGGATATGTGACACCCTGTTACAATGTTGCATATGCCCTCAACTCGAATACCCGTTTCTTTGGCGTCCTCACTGTAACAATCCGAAACAATATTGTAGGCTGACCCCAAATGAATGTTTATATTGTTATCGGTGGCAGTCACATTATGAATAATCGAATGCCCACCGCCGCAGTTAATACCATATACTGCGTTAGACAAATCCAAATTTTCAAATTTGCAACGACTGCCGGAAGCGTAAATACAGATTGATGTACTGTTGTAGGTGTCAAATGTCATTTTTAAATTGGCAACAGTAAAATTAGTTTGCGTTGCGGCAATGCCCCATATACCCTGTTTACAATTCAATACGGTGCTGTTACCCATACCACAAATAGTAACATTCGGTTTATTTACATTTATCTGACCGCTGATGTTATATGTACCCTCTAATAATACAATTTTGCCGCCAGTTGACGGCAATGCTGATATAGCATTATTAATCACTGTTTGGTCGTTTGTGCCACCACAGTAATAATCAGCTGTTAGCATATGTTTTGATGTACTACTTGATATTGTAATCGTTGTCGGCGGTGCTACCCTGTCACTCCACATATCGCTCAGCGTTGTTGTGACTTCATCAATACCCGTATAGCCACCCGATACAAAGTCTTTGCCTAATTTGGTATCAGCCAAATTGTACGCACTTACCGCTTTATCATATGCAGTCTTAACTGCTTGCGGTGTTGCGGCGATACCACTATTTATATGACTTTTAGACGACACACTGTCTGATAGTTTTAAATGACCATATATCAGTCCATTACCCACACCATAAGCGTTTGTAGTGCTTGAATGTTTTGTCGGTGCTTTGTCGTCCAACGCTTCTTGTATTGCGGTCGAAATTGGCTTATCTATATCTGATGTGTTATCTACATTTTCTAAGCCTAATTGTTCTTTCGTGACATTATGTGGATTACTTGTATCTGAAATATGACCGCTTAACTCTGCCTCATTCGCTTTGTTGCCAATAGCAGATTGCAACGCACTCATAATATCGCTATTTTGAGCGATTGCGTCAGCAAGTTCTTTCAAAGTGTCCATAGCCTCTGGTGCACCATCTACAAGTTCACTTATTTTTGTGTTTGTGTACTCGTTTGCATTTGCAAGCAACTCTGATACATTAATTTCTTGTATCAAGAGTATTGGTGTTCCGTCTTTTGAGCCACTGTATATTTCAGCTTTCGTTTTATCCTCACTATATGCAATAGCTATTTCACCTTCCGAAAGTGTTAATCTATTTATATTGCTTTTCAAACCGTGCTTTGCTATAAATCTTGTTGCCATTCTATCAATCCTCCTTTCCTTAATACGTTCCACAATCAATGACCGATGTTACTTGTGCAGACAGTTCAAGCGGATTAAAATCACCGCAATCGTATGAGTTTTTAGGCTCACTTTCAAAGCTACCGCCGTCAAGTTCTAAGCCGTTTTGCTCCATTCCAAATATGCCACCGTCATATAATGTAATACCTATTGCAGTATAAAGATTTTGAAGTTCGTTTGTATACGCATATACTATTTCTTCGACAAAAGCCTTAAAATCAATATAGTCAAAGTATTTATCAAGGTCTTTCACCTTGTCCCATATTGCTACTCTATCTTCTGTAATAGTATCAAGTACATTCTTGTTACTGTGCTTGTGAGCCAGTATTTGCAGTGAATTCACCACATTTTCAAGCATTCCCCTTGCGTTTATTTCATCATCAAGTTTTGCGTTTGTATCGTCAATCTTGCCGTTTAACACGCTATCCATATATTCAAGAGATTTTTGTATAATCTCAATTTCGGATTTGGTTATGTACTCTTTATCATTAACAAGTTGCGATACAAGTGTAGGAACGCTTAAAGCAAGCCTTAAACTCTCTTTTGAAATATCTTTTTTGAGTGATATTCCTGCTATTTGAGTTATTTTCAGAACATATTTATTAAGCAAGTCAGGTGTTTCAGAGCCGAAGTCTGTCTTTTGATAACATACATTACCCTTCATTTAACCACCCCCATTAATTTAAACGCACCCTTACACATAGATTACAAGGCTTTGTGTCCTTGTTTTCAAACTTCAACGCCGATACAGTCTTATTTACAACATAGTTTTCTTTGACTTCCGACCATAGTTCAGTCTTATGCGGTTTTCTTGACATAGTGGCATATAAAGCAACGTCGTCACCGTCACATTGCCAACCTATATCGTTCACACCTCTCTTATTTGCCGATACAACAGGCATTTTAAGATATATTATCTTTCCCGCTCCGACTGTATCTTCATATACATAATCGAAGCCGGTTGTCATTCGTTCGAATTCTTCCATTTCTTCTGCGTTTGTTGGTTTGTTATACATTATTATTTATCCCCCTTTTGAACTCAACGTGTGCCATACCACTTGCATAGTCGATAGTAAAGCTGTGCAGACTGTCCATAGGCAAGTCAACAACTCTGCCGGTTGTACAATCTTCGCTTTCATATTCAATTTTTATATCTTTAAGATTTTGTTCTTCAACAATCATTCTCTTTACATTTTGACATATCTCTATATCTATCGAGAATAACCAAGCTGTTGGTACTCTGTTTATAAACAACAGTGTTTCGTTTGGGTTTTTACACGTCACTGCGACGTTATCACCTATTCTAAATAACATATATTTTCCTCCTTAACTTGTGCTTGACGGTAAGCCTATTACCGTACATTTCGAAAAATCCCAAGTGCCTTTGGGGTATGTCTTACTTCCAGTCGAACCTATAAAAGACGTTCCTACAGCTTTTATAGCAATACCAACACCCGTATCGTAAATCTGAAAAACTTCTTGTCCTTTGCCATTCGATACTCGCTTCAATGTCAAATCACCATAATTACCACTTGAATTACCAATAGTCACATACGCCCTTTTATCCTCATTATAAAATTTTGCTCCAACTATATCTGTACCTGTAATAGTCCCCTCTGTTATAAGGTCACCGCTCACCTTTACGCAACCGTTCAATATAAATCCGCCTGATATTTGAGTGAATGCAGAATTAATGCCGTTTTTTTCGTCATACTCTAACCAATCTTGTAAAATATCATTGAAATAATAATATTTGTTGTTATATTTGTAGAGTTTTTCTTTATCCAACGTTTTATCGCTTGCGGACGGTTTTTCTTTTACTGTAACAGCCTCTGATGTATTCATTTTTTCGAATGCAAGCGATTCAATCTTTTCTGCTGTTTGATTAAATTGTGTTTCCACGCCTTTCTTTAGCTTTGAAACCCTTGTAGATATTCCGTCGGCAGTCATAGTGAACGTTGAAGATAATGTTTCTACTGAATTATCCGTGTATTCTTGACTTGATACTACTGACATTTCAATAGCTTGTGCCGTTTGCGATACGGTTGAATATTGATTTAGATTGTTTTCTAAGTCCTCATACGATACTTTGCTTTCTATCTTTTCAGCCGTTACACTGAATTGAGTATCATAGCCGTTTAATTTCTTTCGCAAAGTAGTTGCGAGGTTGCTTTCGTCTATGTTGTCTAAAGCGTCCTCTAATGTCCTTTTCAGCTTAACGTAATTGTCGTTTAATTCTGATACTGTTTCTCTAAGCTGTTTGTAATTCATATTGTTAATATCACCTTGATGATACAAATAACTCACCTCCTGGAGTAATACCGAGTTCCATTTCATAGAAACGCACATAACCGTGTCCCTCAAAATGTAGCTTGTAGCCATAATTAGCGGTCATTCGTGGTTTTAAGCGTATTGCTTGCATACCTTTCCGACCATTACTGTCATATAGCAACTGCGATGTTTCAGGATTGAATTTTTCATTGTCGTACAGTGCATACACCTTGAAACGCCCCTCAATATACGCAAGCATTTGAAATTTTGCTATATGTTTGATATTTACTGTCTGATATGTGCTTGAAGATGATGATGTCAGTATGGTTGATAAGTCCGTTTCACAGCTCCAATCGTCCGTATATTTGTTCGTATCCATTTTGTATACAACACCGTCTTTGCATAACATATACATACCGTTTTTGTTATGTGCAAAGCCTAATACTTCACTATTAATCACTTGTTGCGACCATTGACCGACCATTGTGTCATACACAAACAGATACATTTCGCCTTGCCTGTCTGTACAATACAAGTAATAGTTTCTTCCGTCACTACCCGAAACGGCACTTTTGAACTCGTCAATTCCAAGATTATAGCCAATCTCACGCGGTTGTGAGCCTGTATACACCTTGATTTCATCATCTGACGCAAATATCAGTTTGCCGTTTACCTCTTGTATGCTCCTGTTGTCAATAGACCCCTCCGCATACACGTCAACCAATCTGAACGGATTTTTACTGTTGTATATTTCGTGCATAAAGTCACGTTTAAAGCAAACAACGTGGTTGTCATACACTGTTATACCTGTAAAGTTACCGCCTGCTTTTGTGTTGGTTTGTGAGGCACTGCTCCACGCATTGCTTTCGTTACTTTCAGCTACGGTGTCTAAGTTCCAATTCGTATAGTCGTTATAGCCTGAAACGTGTACTCTATCCTCATCAACTCCGAAAAGTCGTGATAAATGCACTACCGCATACTTTAGATCAGGGAATGACGGCGAAACAGTTATTCCAAACCCACTTTTTCCGTCACCTATATCGCTACAAAATTGATAGGTTTGATTATCGTAAGTGTTAAGCCAATAGCAACTCTTATTGCTCCCCTCAGGCGGTGCATAGTTTTCGGTAAATTCATAATACTTTGATACTTTCTTGCCGTTTTCAAGATTTTTAATCAATTCGTATTTGTATTTATCGGTGCTATCCTTATCGGTGTTTTCGGTTCTTTTGTAATATGCTTTTGCCGTAACTTCTTTGTCGCTTATCTTTTCGTAATAATCGGTTATATTCGTACCGTATGCAATATCAGTTACTTCCTCATACTCATACGGTATTATCGTACCGTTATCATCAGCTTTTCTTACGTATAGTTTGGTTTGAACCGTACCTGTGCTATCAGAAACCTTTTCATAATAACTTGATATATTATCGCCTGTTTTCAGATTGCGAACTTTCACATATGTATAAGGGAACGAAGTGCCTGTTCGCTCGTAAAATGTTACATTTGTATTTGTTCCCAATGGTGCAGGCTCTCTTTGATATAAACCTTTTCCTTTTAACTTATCACCTTGCTGTAACCAAGTGGCAACGGTGTATGTATACGGTGAGTATTCGCCTTGCCTTTCGTAGTAATACACATCACCACCGTCATATGTTGTTTCATTCGTATCTTCTATCGGCACATAACCGTCACGGAACACCTTATATTCCGTCTTTTTGTAACCGTCATTATACGTTTGTTTACTTGACTTTCTGTAACCGTCATTGTAATACTCGTCTTTCGTCTGAGTATATCCGTCATTGTAGTATTTTTTTATTTCAACGTCCAAATTGCTTGTTTTAAAGTAGTTCACACCACCTGTCAAAGTAAATCTGCCTATCGCCCCATTCCAAACATAGTAAGTTTTTTTGCCACTGCTTTCTTTTTGGCAATACATAACATCAATATAGGCATTGCCGTCCTCAACTGCCTGTTTGTCAAATGTAGTAGGGTCTTTGTCTGTATCTACAATCTTCATAAACATAGATACTTTGTCAGGAAACAGTATCAATTTCTTTACATATGTGCCGCCAAGTACATCAACGGCATTTTCATATACATTGAATTGCACCATACTACGCTGTATCGCGTCAGTTTCTTCTGTCACGCCTTTTTTTATTAGACCTGTATATACTTTTGTGATTTGTCCTTTACTGTTTTTCTTGTCGCTCAAAACGAGATAATCAAGTTTTAATTCTGTATCGTCACGATAGATAACAACAAGGAAATCATCAAAACTGAATAGCGATATAGGGTGTTTGTATTCAAGTCCCATATCGGACAATATGTCTACCCTGCTTTGCGACGGTGTTAAATAAGGTGCCTCGGCTGTAGAAATGTTGCATTCCATAGACAAAGCACCTGTATCTATAACTTGCCGTCTGTTTAAACCGCTCCAATTCAGTTTGGAAAGGCTATATTGCTTTAGTGCCTGTGGTAATGGTACTTGTCCGAATTGTAATTCGTTTTGTTTCTTTGCCATATAACCTCTCCTTTACTGTCCGAACTGTTGAGCTTTATCAGATAGCCACTGTTTGAAATTTTCAAGTAAAATATTGTAATTGTTGAGCCAATTTGACGCAGGACCGTACTCATTTTCAAGTGAATATGCCTCACCTCTCAACTTTGACTTTACCAATTCAATAAATTCTATCGGTATCATCACGTTACCGTCTTGTATTTCGTCATTTTCATTTACTTTTATCAATTTAGGCTTGATATGATAGATTAATTTAATAAAATTAGGTGTTTTTTGCATTTTAACAGCCAAATTATCACCTTTTTTATAAAAACAATCTGGAAATACGAAACCGCTTGTTATACTCGTCTTTATTAATTGTGTTGTATCTGCATACACCGCATATATATCTTCAAACCGTATCGGTGCTTCATTATCCGAAACATTAAGGTTTGCAAGCTGTATAACATCCTCTTGCGGTTCGGTAATTATCAAGTCGTTCTGTTCTTTTATAATCGCACTGTATAACAGCCATTGCAGACTGTTCAGCCACGTTGCATACGTCGAATTTGTGATAGGAAGTGCGACGTCCACTTCACTCTGTAATTCTGCTATTAACGCTTTTGCAGATATTCCACTGTCAAACACTTCTCTACCACCTCATTCGTCGTACACGTCTGTTATGTGCGTGATTTTTCCAATAATGCACATAGGCATTTCTTGATTTTCGTGTAAATTCTTGTTTGAATATACCTTGTTGGTCATAACCACAAAGGTATAAGATATTGTCCACGATTGCCGGAGTATAAAGCGGTAATACAACGTTTTCGTCCGATAAATCGTGTACCGGTGTAAAATGCACACCCTCTTTGAACAGTAAGTCGGGATATAATGCTTCAAGTTCTGCAACGGTGTCGTTAAAGAAATTAAAGAACCGTCGCTGTTCAAGAGGTACTTTAAGACTTACTTTTTCATATATTTCTTTAAGTGTTACTTCTGCTTGTTCCAATCTATCACCGCATTTCAGAAAAAATATTTCAGCAAGTGCCTAAAATAACGGCAAAAATACGGCAAGGCAACATATAATTACCTTGCCGTAAAGATTAAATACAGTTGTAAATTCTGATTAGACCACCAGGATTTGAGCAGATAAGGTCACCATAGTTTGCAAGCAACGCTCTGTAAACTGATGAATTTTCCTTAAGATTGAAAATACCACCGCCTTGTAGGTCAGCGAATTTCCATTCCTGTGTATGTAGTTCAAGCGCTGATGTATCAACACCCCAAATTTCATCATCCGGCACGAACATTTCGTTGACAACATCAACCTGTCTGTTGCCGAAAGCAAACTGAATTGATTTGAAACCACCCTGTAAGGTGTTCTGTTCAACTCTGATATTGTTTACTCTTAGGTATTCTGTGTAGTGGTCGTACGCTTCGTCACCGCACAACAGCATATCAACCTTTGAGTTCTTGTCCTTTTCGGCACGTCTTAGAGCCTTTGTGATAATGCTGTCCTCAACATTATCATTTGCGTTAATAACAATAGGTTTGATAATCGGATTGTCTGCCTTGCTTACGCCGTAAATTGTCGGAACTTCATCGTCGAAGATAGCACCAAGACCTGTGATCTCGCGGTTAAATGAGTTCTGCACCGTCATAAAGCCGTCAACAAGTGCTGTTGTAGGTGCTTTGTCAAGGATAATCTCATAGTTGCCGTTGCTGTTCTTTGTACGATTAATTGCCATAATTCGTAGCTGTTTAGCAACCACGTCGTTCGGTGTTGTAGCCGAGGTCGGATAAAAGTCTACAATCAAGCCTTCCTTGACGTACTTAATGTCAGTTACTTCAACTTTTGTTGTCGGAGTTGTCTGTTTAACAACCTTTGTTAATGCACCTGTACCATTGCCGAATAGTGAACGTCCGACATTCCATTTTGCTGTTTCGTACGCCGCCTTAACTTCTGTGTCAAGTGCGTTTGCCATAGCGCCGTCCTTGCCTGTAAGTTGTACAGCTTTGATTGACAATTCAACGTTTGTATACATATCTTTTGCGTATGTTCTGAAACGCTTGAACATAACGTTACCTGCTTCGGGTGTCGCAAGTCCTTCTTCGCCGTAGCCAAAGCCGCCTGATAGACCGATTGGAGCTGACGCAACAATCTCATTTGCTACCAATGGCTTTTTCTTGATTTTTGATAGTAGTGGTGTAGGCTCGATACCGAGTAGGTTATTCCATACCGGTAAGTAGTTAGATTTTAGAGCCTCTTCAATAGTTTTTAAGTTTTGTTCTCTTCCCATTTAAGTATCTCCCTCTTTTGTCATTTGTGGGTACGTTATCTCTCTCTGAACATATTTCGTGTTCTTTTGGAGGCGTCGTCCCAAGTTGTTGGTTTTTCTTTTATTGTTAATGCCGCGTTTACAGCGCCGTTTGACGCTGACATTGCAGGCACTTGCTGACTTTGTTTAATGTCGTCCAATCTCTTTTTTTCAATCATTTGTTGAAATTCAGGATTGCTGTCGTAGTATTTCATTAATTCTTCTGCTGTTGGGTCTGACGGTGGCGGTGTATTCGCAGAATTTACGCCGTTTGCAATCATATACGCCGTCAAATACTTTTCGTCCATAGGTATGTCGTCGTTGGCTAACCACTTGTTATGTTCAATTATGTAGTCCAGCTGTGGCAACATATCGTTAATACCTTTCAGTTCATCAACACCTTTGAACGCCTCAAGCATTTCTCTCTTTTCTTTCTCACGCATACCGTCCTTTGCGTATTGCAATGCCGGCTCAACGTCTTTCATTACTTGTTGTGTGACGTACTTTTGCATTGCATTTGCATAGTCCTGTTGCATTTTCTGAACAGTTGCATCGTCCTCGAACGCTAAACGATTAACGTCCAACATAGGCATTTGCGTTGCGTCCTCTATAATCGCTTGCTCACGTTGTTGTGATTGTTGTGTTATAGTCTGTTGCAATTCGTTATTTGTCTGTCTTAGCTGTTCATTTTCTGCCATAATACGTTGGTATTCCTGTTCACGTTCAGCCGCCGCTTGTGCCGCCACCTGTGCTACATTTGCCGCCTCATCAACCGCATTATTCTCTTGCGGCGGTTGTTCTTGTACCTGTTCTTGCGGTTGTTCCTCTTGTACTTGTCCCTCTTGTTGTGGTTCTTGGGGGGTATCTTGTGGGGTATCTTGTGGGGTATTTTCTTCACCCAATACCTCTTGACCGTCGAACATATCTTCGGTCGCCTGTTTTGCGTCGTCAAAATTATCCATTATGTATAGTCCTCCTATCTTTGTCCTTGTTGTTGTGCTAACATTGCCAACACATTCTGCTGTTGGTCTTGTGTCTGTGCTTGTTTATGTAATCTGATATGGTCCTCTAATGCTTTTGCATACTCAGGCTTTTTCAGTTTTAACAGCTGAAAATCCAACTGCAAGATATACCGCAGGTGTTCGTCTATGTGTATATCGTGGTCGTCAAACTCTGATACTCTCGGTACTGCACCCTGCTCAAAAAATACATTTTCACGTTGTGCCGCTTGTATTTGCAGTGCATTGATGTTCATTATTTCGGTGTAATTGCCTACTTTCATAAACTCCAGTGCCCTCTGTTTTACACGTTCAGGTATCTGACCGTTTGCGTCAGTGAACAGTCCCATTTTGTATGCGTCAAAGAAACGCTCCTTTTGCACTTCTTCTGACATTAAAAGTTCGTTTTCAGTGACGTATTCAACGTCATAGCTGTTAATATCGTCGCTATTCCAAATAATTGCATTACCGATACGGTTTTTGCCTGTACAGTTCAGTACACGTCGTGTATTTGCGTATTTTTTGTAGATTTCAAGCCACATTACCGCTAAATTTTTGATACTGTTTCGGATATGGTCGCCTGTCAGTGATAGACGTGTATTGTCTATGTCAACAAGGTTCTGTATAGCTGTACCTGACGTTACGCCTGCAGGCGTTGCACCGTTCATCATCAGCTGTGATACACCTGCTACATATTCCATATCGCTTTTCAGATTGTATCGTTCTGTCATAATCTCTGACGGCAAATTGCCATTCGGAATAGGTATCGGCGGGTTTGTTCCCTGTCTGTATACCAACATTGCACCCGGTGCCGCACCGTTTTGTTCAAATTCTTCAATGTCGATACTGCCCTCTTCGGCATAGAAACCCTGTATTGCAATGCGTTTGATGTATTCGTGTATACGGTTTAGACAACCGTTATACGCACGCTGACGTGGTATCAAATCTTCGATTACTGACCTACCGAAAAATTGTCCTGCCGTTTCACGACACATCATTTGCGTTAATGGTATGCGTGAATACGGTAGCGGACCGTAGTAAACCAAATGTTCGTCACCGACAATGATTATCATTCTTCCGTCCGGTCTATGTTTTGTCGGACGTTCAAAGTATGTAATCACTTTTGCGGCGTTATCTACCGAACGTGTACCTAATGTTGTGACGGTATTCTCGTAACCGAAACCGCCTCCGGCAACAACAGGTGTCAATTCAAACGTTTCAACCGTTGTACCCTCAACCTTGATACCGTATAGGTCGTATATTTCCTCTTTGGTCTTGACCTGCTCCAAAATAATTGAACGTTGCGCCTCTACACCTTCTTTGAAAATGCTTTCAGGGAACACCTCATACGGTGTTATCAGTCCGTACTCCAAATCACCTTGATAAAACGCTTGTTCAAATTTTTGTTCGTTGCCTTCATCATCAACAGCGACGACTTTTTCTGTGGCGTATTTCTCGCCTTTGTCTTTGTCCCACCACGATAGCCAAAAACAATTACCACACAATTCGTTCCACTGTATCGCAGTGTTCTTTTTGGTGTCAAAATCGCTTGAAGTCTGCAAATACTGCAATATCGTAGTTGATGTTTCAGCTTTTGCGTAGTCCTCTAACTCGTTCGTGCGTGGATTGACTTTCATTCTGTAATTGATTTTCTTTAAGTTCGCAATTCGCGTATCTATTAACGGTGCAATCTGATTAAACGTTTCGCGTTCCAACCAATCATATACAGGCTCCAACTGCTCTATTTCGCGACTGTATGGGTTAAAATCGCAATACTGATTACCGACTAAAAAATTAGCGTTTAAATGCCATTGTGTTTCCAATGCTGAACGTGCTGAACGGCGTTTCTCTAATTCTTCGTGAATATTTGCAATAATATCTTCTTTGTACAGTTGGTTTCCGTCGTCGTCGGTGTCAATTACTCTGTCAACTTCTTCATCATCTGCACTTTCACTGTTAGGTGGCGAAAACATACTCTTTACGCTCGCTTTTATGCCCTGCAATACAGGTGAATATCTCAAATTCATTATTCATCACCCACCTTTACGTCGTTCTTGCGCCACCTATTCAAAACGGCTTTATGCCTGCTGATAGGTTGCTTCGGCTCATCGGCTTTGATGTTGTTGTATTCGGTCATATTTCTGCACATCAACCTGTTATACAGGTCTTTGCGTTCGATATGTTGCACTATTGACATTCCTACTATGATTAGCGTCTGAATAGCTATAACGCATAGCAGAAACCCTGTTACATTCATAGCCATTCCCCCTTAATCAGCCTGTAAAATGCTTTCAATCAACGTTTCTTTGTCGGCGTTTGCGTTGATACCCATTTCCTTTGCGATTTTTTTCAAATCGTTGTATTTAACGCTGTCCAAATACTCTTTTGTATATGGAATAGGCTTTGTTTCCGCTGTTTCTTCCACGTTTTTAGCTGTTTTCTCTATTCCACCGTGGAAAAATAGTGGTGGCGGTGGTACTGATACCGTCTTTTTCTCTGCTGACGGGTCGTATTCTGCAACAGCTTTAACCGCTTTTTTCAAACATTCCTCGCAAATTATGACGCTGTTACCGAATTCATTTGTGTTTGTCAGTGAATATGTATCGGTATTCTTACACCCTCTGACTTCACATTTTCTCTTTATTCTCTTGATTTTCATAATTAGAAATAGCTCCTCCTTTTTTCTAATCTGCCTTTTAATGCTTTCTCTCTGTACTTTTGTACCGCCGTCTTTTCCTCTTTTGGCGGTTTTGACGGTGATGTGAATTGCAATACGAAATATCGCAACGCGTCAGGTAAATGTGTTATATCGTGCGGTTCTGTCGCACAATCCGTTGGATGTTTGGTATCACGTTGCAATGATGTTAAACAGTCGATTAATTCAATACAATTATCGAATATCATCAATCGGCTACTGCCGTTTTTGACCTGTAATAAATCTTTGACCGCCAACCAACCTGCCTCACGGTTATTTGAACTTTTCAACAGTGGCAAACCGCCCTCACGGAACAAATCCGCCTTTGTCTTACCGCTTTCTTGTGTCCTGCCCCACATATCGGGTGGGGCGGCGGTGTATTCTATTCGTTCGTCAGTCGGCGTCAGATTGACTATTTCCCCTGCACCGACTGAAATAACCTTATTGCTTTCAGCGTACTCGCGGTAAACATAGTAGTTACCGTGTTCGTCAATAGCCACCCATACACACGCCAAACAATCCAAACCGTAGTCCATACCACGATATTTGCGCCAATGTTCGGGTATCTGAAACGGTTCAACGATATGTATTGACCTATCAAATTCGTTGAAATACCGCCCTTCGAGCAAGTCCCAACTGCCGTCACGCCACGCCTCTCGCAGTCCGTCGGGCAGGTTATTTAGCATATCAACATAGCCTATATCTGTTTCCAATAACACCGCATTATCAAACACTGTCGCTGGAATGAACAGATAGTCGTTAGGATTTTCAGAATTACGGTATTTTTTTGACACAAACAGACGTTTAACCCATTCGTGACCGACACCGCCGGGGTTACACGTCAGATACATTCGTTTTGGGAATGGATTGGCACCACGAATACACGCAGTCAGTGTTGAATACTGATATTCAGTAAATTGCGTAGCCTCGTCCATAAATATCACGTCGTATTCGATACCCTGATATTGATTGACGTCGCTCTCACTGTCGCAATACCCCATTTCCAACAGTGAACCGTTATTGAAATAGAAACACTTTTCCTGTTTGCTATATCTTGCTATGCCTTTTAGCAACGGCTCCAACTCTCGGACGTGGTTACGCTCCAAGTCACGATACGTCCGTCGTAGGAACAACATTTTAATTCCACTGTATCTGATAGCCAATAGAACAGCTTTCATTCTTACCGCCCACGACTTTCCGCCACCTCTCGCCCCACCGTACATAATCATTCTGTTATGTGCGGTGAAAAACTGTTCCTGTTTCGGATTTGTGCGTGATAGGTCTAATTTCAGACTATTCTGCATATTTCATCACGTCCTGTGGCATTTTAATTTCAATCGTCGTATTTTCAGTCGATTGTCCCTGTGCTAATGCACGTTTGTCATACAACGTATTGACCGCCGTACTGATTTCAGACAATTTGTGCAGTTCCAATGACCGTATCTTCGCTCGCAATTCCTGTTTTTGCGTTGCCGTCATTTCATCAGCTGGAACATCGTTCATCAGTTCTTCCAATTCACGCTGATGTTTTAATGCTAATTCCATACGCCTGTTAATCAGTTCCGCACCATTTTCAATAGCTCTGCTCGCCGTTTCGATGAAGCCCTCGCGGACCTCTCGCCGTTTTTCTGCATATTCGTCCATATCAGGCGGATGTCGTCGCCACCACGATTTTAATGTGTTTACGGGAATACCCATTTTGCGTGATACTAATTCCCAATTTCCCAATACCGTGTATTCCGCAAATGCCTGCTCACGGTCGGCGTCTGTATATGTTCTCTGTTTTGCGATGGCTGACACCCCCTTTTTCACGAATTTAATATTTCCGTCCCCACCGACAATCAGTGAAATATTAACCCACCGTCCTCACGACGGTTCTACCTACTATATGTAGTAAATCAAATCTATCCCCCACACTATTTTCCAATTTTAATATTTTTGCATTTTGTACATATTGCATAAATCACCATAGGAATATATGTACACTTTTCATAATCTTATTTAACTTTGGCATAAAAGTATTGACTTTGGCATAAAAGTTTGCTATACTATAATCAGAAAATAGCAAAAGAAGTCAGCCGAAAGGCAAGAGAAAGGAAGATTAAAATGAAAGAATATTTAGTTTGTCACTTAGACGGCAGAGGTCAATTAACAAAAGCAAGACGATTGACTGACGAAGAGAAAAAGCAATATGTAAAAGAATTTAGAGATAGAGCTTTTATAGGTATCAGAGGTGAGAGTATAGATTTAAAATATCTTATGTTCGATGAAATTCTTGGATTTTTAAACAGAGAATCGGACGGACAATTTACCGGTTCATCAGGAAATGTTTATATCATAAATCAAGACGAATGGGACGAATTAGTCCAAATGAATAGTGAAAAAGAAAAAATAGCAAAAAGAAAAGAAATTGAAGAAAATATTGTTTCTTGGGAGCAAATAGTTCAAAGATGTGAGGCTATAAAAACTGCAGGAAATTTGTATAGCACAAAAGAAGAAGCACAAAAAGCAAAGAAAAAATATAATGATTTCTATAATGAAGGTGAAGACGGCTATGTTCCTCATTTTTGGACAGCAGAAGAATATGAGGATGCAAAAGCAAAATTGAAAGAATTACAGAGTGAGTTAAAAAAGTATATGTAAAAGTGCAATTCCGACGCATTTCGGTGCGTCGGTGCAATGCAGAGGTGCAATATGATAGCAAGAAAGGAAGATAAAATATGAAAGAATATAGAAAGCCACTGTCAATAGTGGTGTCAAAATATGAAAGAGAGTTTACCGAAAGCGGTAAGGCTCTTATCAAATTAATAACATCAAAGACAGACTACACGATTCCACCAAGATACCCTGAACCAAATGGAACTCTCCGTTTTGGTATACCTGAAACAGAGAGCGATAACACCTCATATTGGATTGAGGTAACAGGCTGGGAAGACGAAGTAATAGGTTATCGTTGCGGAAATGGAGAAGGATGTTTTCCAACAGAGGACTTTAGAACCAATAATGTAGAAGATTTTATCAATGATAAAATCAAATTTAATTAATAGGAGGAATTTAAAATGCAAAAAATAATTAAGGGTCGTAAGTACGACACAGACACCGCACAGGAAGTGTGCGGATACTCCAACGGCTTGCCGTCGGGCGATTTTGACGCCCTTTGCGAGCAACTGTATGTAAAGCGTACAGGTGAGTTTTTCTTGTACGGATATGGCGGTGCAAGAACTGCCTATGCTGAAGCCGACGGCAATATGTGGACTTCAGGTGAAAAAATCGTTCCACTTTCCGAAGCTGACGCAAAGGCGTTCGCTGAAGAACACGCTTCACCGGAAGTGTACGAACAGTACTTTGGTGAAGTGTCAGAGGGTGATACCTACCGAACAACAATAACGTTATCGGCAGGAGCTAAGAAAAAGCTTCAGTCACTTGCTCTCGAAAGACGTGAAAATATCAGTCAAATCGTGGAAAGACTGATTGAAAACGCATAACAAAAAAGACGGTTACCGTTTGGTAACCGTCTTTTTTAGGAATAAATGAAAAAATATAATATCTCTCAAGTGAGCATATATATTATACCACATTTTCTACCGCAACTCAAAGTGAGTTAAGTTATACCGAAACCGTTTATAAAATTCTCGTTTTAGGTTGAATAATCGTTTCGGGTGCAATCCGTATTGCATTTGTATGTAGACGTGATTGACGGAGCTGTCCGTCAGAAATTTATACAACGCTTGATAGTCTTCCCCTGCCACTTCAAGACACATATTCAGCACTGCCTTATCTTGCTCCGGCAGTCGTCTTGCGTTCACGCACAGAAAATATATCAATCCCTGCGTATTGTAGTTTATTCCTAACCTATCTAATGTTCTTGAAAATCTAAACTCCGTCAATCTCCTGTCCTCCTATTTGCTATACAATATCCTTCCGTCGTAATAGAATGTCATACCGCATTCTTTTCTTACGACCTCTTTAACCTCTTTCAGCTTGCCGTCCTGCATACCCATTAAAACCTCCTTTATTGCCTGTCCTAATTCTGTTATACGTTTCTTCTTCCATTTCAACATTGAATAGAACGTATACAGGATTATAGGTGCATTGTTTTTCATTGCACACGTAACCATTTTAATGCGGTCTTGCTCGGCAGTGCTTGTCTTGATTTTTAGTGGGTCAAAATCGTTCATCAGTTTTTCATAATCAAAATCGCACTCATCTTTTAATTCCTCTGCGAGTTTATCAATATCGCGTTCACGGTTATACACAACCCCAATATATCGAATAACTCCCTCTATGTATTGACACACGCGTTTTTGACCCCATTTACATTTTATACGCAGATACCACGCACCTACTACCACAAGATTGACAACACCCTCTGTTGTAACTTCGTTTTCAACAATCTTGTACGACTGCAATGCTTTCTTTCTATTGAATTTCTTAATACCGCGTTTCTTTGCAATTTCATCAAAATTTTTTAATATTCTTTCTTCTTCGGCGTTTTTTATCACCTGCCTTACAGCTCTGCGTTTTTGTTTTAGTTTCTTCGCTGTTTTATCCATATCAACACCTCACCAAATTCGCCCTAACCACGTCAGGGTTTCTGTCCACAATCTTTGCTATTTCAAAATATGATAGACCATTATCTCTTAATCTTTTCATTGTATCTAATTCTTTGTTGGTTACTCGTGTCTTTTTCTTGTTTTCAGAATTGCTTGCTTTATCCGGTACATATTCCGGACACTTTTCAATCCTATACGAATCGTACGTCTTGCGGTGTACCTTTTCAGCAGTCCAACCCTCCACAGGTTGAAAGCAACTGCTCCACGAACAATCACCGCCAGCTTTCTGACACGTCCAACATAATTGTTCTTTAACCATTTTGTACCTCGTCTAATCTCTGAACATACTCGGTAAAATACCATATCAGTTCATCTTTAAACACATTTATAGCTCTTTGGGCTGTTTCTCTTGTAGTAAAATACACATCATTTAAACATCTTTCACAGACATTTGGAATTACATTGAACATATTCATAGCATAGTCATATCTTATAGTATATTTGCGAATATCCTTATTTTTCCAATTTATCGCCCTATCATTCAATGCCTGCCATTGTCTTAGTTGACGGAGTAATCTGTCTGCTCTTGCATTGTTCTCAGCAATCATCTTGTCACTGTAATAGTTTCCTGTGCTATAACATTGCTTATCACCTTGGTCATTATCTTCTGTAACTCTCATTATATTATTGTATATATCGACAAGATAATACATTTCACTTTTTTCAACCCTCTCATAGCCTGTCCGTTGTTCCTCAATCAATCCCAGCTTTTTTAGCTGTTCAAACAATACTGTCTCTTTTAACTGTTCCTCGCTGATTTCAGCTTGAACGCTTTTATCGTTCACTTTTAATTCTACTTGCATTACTGTTCCTCCTCGTAAAATTCCTCTCCGATTTCGTATTGGTTGAAGTCCTCCTCCAACCACCACCTAAACACATCATATCCTGTTTGCCATGTCCCCTCTTTGCCGTTTGCTTTTCTTGTTTCAAGCATTCGGTCAAAGGCATGTATATATGCCTTTTTATAAGTCGGATACCTGCGAAATTCGGCATATCTATGTTTTCCCGCCATAGGACACCCAACGCAACCGACACGACGAAATCCCTCGCAATACAGTGGATTTAAGGTTATTCCCTCACTTTGAATATAGTCTTTTACATCATCATCTTGCCAATCCACAAGCGGATTGACAAGCGTTTTCGCCTGTTTTTCGCAACGTTCAAACCAACGACGTTTATCGTCATTATCGTTATTTAAAATGATTTTCTTTTCTTTATTGCTTGCAAAATCTTCGTATATTCCGCGCTTTGACCTTGCAACGCTTTCAGCGCGGCGAACACCTGTCGCAACAGCCCTGTTTCTCCCCCCTTTTTCCTTTAGGACTGAGCAACAGTATCTAATCAGCCGAGTAGGCGGAAACATCTTCTGCTGTATCAAAGACCACATTGTTACAGGTTTGCCTTTGTACGTCGGTTTTTCCACCGTACATTTTACGCCCTGCAATTCTAATCGTCTAAACGTGTTGCGTATATGATATACCGTTTCGGGTGCGTCCACTGTTGTATGGTTGTGTAATACTTCAAAGTTGATACCGCTGTTTATAGCTAACTGCAATAATACGTCGCTATCCTTGCCACCGCTGTAACAGATTATCAGCGGTGCATTATATAGGCGTTCTGACGTTTCTGCACCTAAACGTAGTCGCTCAAACGCTTTTTGTTCCAAATTCATTGTTATTCCTCACTATCCGGTAACTCAATACCGTATTCTCTTAGTTTGTCAATCACTTCACCTACACATCTTTTGCTTAAATTTCTTACATTCTGCAACTGCTCAACACTCTTGATGTCACCGAGTGTTTTCATTCCGGTACGTTTCAAGCAGTTATGTGTACGCACAGAGAAATCGCAATCTTCGATTAACACCTTTGTAGGCTCGTTTGCTCTTTCCATTCTGTCTTTCATTGCGTTTAATACTGCCATAACGCAACTTTTGCAACGGATATATCCCTCTGCATACGCTCTAACTTCTTCGGGACTTTTTCCGCTTGTATCGGAACTTTCAAACTTAAAGCGTCTGCACATATCCATTAAATTATATATATCTTTAATTGTCATCTTCTATATCTTCCTCCAACAACGCCGTAAGCAACAGCAAATAATTTATACTGTCGCCTATCTTTTCAGCCCACATTTCTCGTGATATTGCCTTGCCTTGCTCGTAATCTTCGATTAGGTCATAGACTGATACGGTGTGTTTTGCCATCATACCGCCTAACGCTTTAACCGCTGTGCATTTCTGCAATTTACCCGCCACTTTGAAATTATGTAATCTATCATCGGTTGCATATTCTTCTGCTTTACTGCAAAGAACGCTTTTACACGTTTCTATGCGGTTATTTATAACTTCTTCAAATTGTTCAGTTCTCATATCGTCACCTCTTATTCGCACGGCTCGTACTTCGCGTGGAACACATCAGGCTTACACGGGTAATATTCCCCTCGTAGTCCTCTGATGATGTAGTCACCTGTGCTTGCTACCATATCGCCCTCTAAGGTTTTTATTATCAATACTCCGTTTGTAATAATAGCACTTTCATTTTTTACAAATCGCATAATCTCTGCTACATTTCTGCCCGTCCATTGTACTGCCTCAATTTCACACGGTTTTGTTCTAAACTTCATTTTTGTTCCTCCATTAATTTTAACGTTCTTTTCAGTTTTTCGTCTGCAATTTTGTTTATTGTGTCATTGTCAATGTTAAATAAATATTGCAACTGTATCATCATTACAATTACGTCCGATAATTCTTCCTCTATGCTGTCTTGAACTTCGAACATTAATTTTAGTACAAACTGACCGCCTTGCGATATTCTCAAATACTTAGTCAACACTTGTGTTAATTCAGCCATTTCTTCAATCGCTACCGGAATTTGTTTAATACCGTAGTGTTCCGCTATGTCTAACCAATCTTGCTTTTTGTGTATCGGCATAACCGCGTTTTCTTCTAAATACTTTAGCGTGCGTAACCAATTTGCAAGTTGCTTGTGTTCTTCTGCACATTCCGAACAATTTTTAGTTGCGACTTCTTCGCAATGTTCTATCGCCTCATCAAGTGTCATTGGTTTTTGTTCCGGTGCTATTCGTGTGTTCCACATATTCACCGCACCTTCTTCTGTTTCGCTTTCATCAGCAAAACGTACAGACGCTTGACAATCTCGGCAAAAAATATCATAGTATGGTCCACTATTGAAACTTTTATCATAAATGACTATATTATTGCTCCCACAGAATGGACACGGCTTTAATTCATTCCACATTTTCTATTCCTCCAATTCGTCTATCTTCTCAAATATGTAATCTACCGCAGACTTCAAATCATTACCGACGCTTTGAATGTTCTGCGGTGTCAGTTGTGAACCGACAAGCATTGTGTAACAAGTCTTTTCACTTGGTATCGCTACGTACGCAAGTGTACAGCATATTCCGGATATAACCGAAATTTTAAATAGTTTTTTCCATGTTGACTCTGAGGGGTCGTCCAAACAACAAGATATTGATATGCAACTGCTCGCCGTAATAGCAACAATGACAGCTATTACGGTAATTACAATCAATGCTGTTTTCATTCCGCCAGCAAGATTAATTAAATAAATCAAACTCGGTCTAATTATCGGTGTATTCATTACTTATTCGCTCCTTTGAATATTGGTTTATACTTTTCGTCTATCGGTGTGTTATACAATCCGCACGCCTCATATTTGCTACGCCAGTTTGTATTAGCCTCTCTCGTTATACCATACGCCTTGCATTTGCAGTGATGTTTTCCGTCAACTACTATTGTTGTGAAGTTACAGCAATTACGGCATAACACTCCTTCCATTTCGCCATATTCTCGATACATAGCACCGATTTTAATTCTCTTTTTCTTCGCCATTTTCTTCCTCCTCAAAATCACTAACCACTTTTATAATTCTTATAACCACTTTCATAATAGTTTCATTTTCTGTGTAATTACTGCTATATCCAGTATGCAGTAATGCGCTTGCTCTACCCATTTCATAGTAATGAGCCATAAAATTCATGTTAAAAAACGAATTTTTTTCCGGAAATTGATTAAACATTTTTAATCTGATTTCTGTTTGCTCGAGCATTATATCTTGAACTGCCTCTTTTGCGTCTTTCGAGTTGCGGATCGAGGCAATGCAAAGGTCTATAAATTTTAATTTATTAAAATCTAAATTTTCTGTTTTTGCTTCGCCTAAATATTCTTTAAATGTCTTGCGAATAATATCATCGAAATCATATGGCAAACGCGTATTCATTTCTATTTCCACGTCCATTGGTAATTTAATAGTCATTGTCTTATTCCTCCATATCAACCCACGTTATCCCCACTGCATAAGCCGCCCAAATGTCGCTTTTGAAACCGTAAAACCAGTCAGGATTTTTCTTTGTTCCCTTGCCGTTCTTTAAATCGTGCTTTGCAAATCTGTCTATCAAAGCCCTGCGAATAGTTGCGTCGTTGGCTTTCATACTGTGACAGATATTAATTTTTTCGTCCTTGCGTGTCATGTATTGAACATCCTTTTGTAATTGCTTTGCTTTTTCGGTAAACCTGCCTATCCACACACACGTTTCAAACACTTCACACCCAACCGGCATACCGTAACACGCCACCATTTCGATAACAACAATGTCTACTTGATATACTCTTATCAGACGTTCAAAACTGTCTAACAATTCGTTGTTATCGGTCTTTCCAAAATCTTGCGGTTTCATTGTTTCCTCGTCAATAACACACCAACCGCTTTGTGCATTACCGGGGTCTATTGCTAATATTACCACTACATTCGCTCCCTCATTATTTTTTCAAGTTCGTCATAATCAACACCGTTGTCATCATATACGCTTTGTTCATTCCCTTTGTGGTATGTTTTCTTTGCACCTTGCACTTCCGCAAGGGTAGTACGTCCCGCATTAAAATGATTGCGAAGTATTGCCTCTATGTACCTGTAATTACGTTTGTTGTTCTTTACAGCTTCTTCGATTGCGTATATAACAACATCCTCCGACATATCATTCAGCCAATCATCTAAGCCTCGCAGTGTAATTGGTGTCAAAGGTGCTATATTGTTCTCATATAGCTTAACAATTCTTACAGGCAGACGTGGCAGTTTCCTTTCTTCTGCTTTCTTTTCTTTTACTTTACTTTCTTCTACTTTCTTTTGTTCGGAAATGTTTACATTTTTGCTTGAAATGTTTACATTTTCATTTAAAATGCGTACATTCTTATAAATTTGGTCGACTTTAATTAAGAGGTACTCTTTTCTGACTTCAACTTCTTTACGGCGACTGACTGCCTCGAAGTATCTTTCTTGTATTCCTCTCGAAGTCAAGATTTGATACTTGTCATAAAGTTCACTGTCAAATATACCTCTTTTAATCGCGGCTCTCACTATTTCGGACACGGCATCACCACCCAAACCTACATTCTTTCCGAACAATAATGCAACGTCTTCTGTCCATTCACAATAGTAACCTTGCTGTCCGTATATCTTTTGGAACAACTTAACGACTATCGCAAACCCTTTCAGCCCAAATTCAGCCTCGATTAATTCAAATTTATCATCTAAATGTACGTTCAGCGGAAAGTAGTTAATTCCGTTGTTCATACACTACACCTCTTAAAACGGCAAATCTTCTTCATCACCGATTGTTGCAAAATCCTCACCGTATTGACTGTTTAAATCATCTAAACCACTATCAGACAAATCGGTATTACTGCCTGTACTGTTTTCAGATTTTGAGCCGGTAAAGTACGCCTCGTTTACAATAACTTCTGTCGCATACTGCTTTTTACCGTCATTACCGTCCCAACTTCTTGTTTGAATACTTCCGACTACGGCAATCATACTGCCCTTTTGGAAATATCGTGCGATAAATTCGCCTGTCTTACGCCACGCAATACAGTTAATAAAATCAGCCTGTTGTCCATCGTCTTTCACAAATCTTCGATTTACCGCAATAGTAAATCTTGCGACCGAAAGATTGTTCGGCGTTTGTCTTATCTCAACGTCTTTTGTAAGGCGTCCCATTAATATAACTTTATTCAATTCTTCCTCCCCCCTTAAATACTTTCTTTAAAATTTCCTTTATATCTTTTCTTATGAGTTTTAATGATTTAATATTAAATCTTCCAATGACAATCGAATGTGTTACACAATTATTTCCTTTGCGTTGGTGCGTTGAAATCAATGCACCGTCACATTCGGTTTCAAATACTTCGTTCGTGTATGCATTTTCTACTCTTATTTTTATCATTGCATTTCCTCCTCTTTATTTCTTCAATCCAAGTACCTTACACAAGTATTCATCAAGTTTTACTGATGTTAAATGGTACTTGTTGTTGAAGTCTGTTTTACCTATTTTGTGTGCCTCTGTGTGGTGTAACCTACATAGCGGCTGAACTTCCTTACCTAAGTGGTGTGTGGTTTTGCGATTTATACCGCTACCGACAGTATCGACGTGATGTATGTCGGCTCTCTTCCCACACACCGCACAGCGTCTTTTTGCACAACATAGATACAAATACCTATCTATATCCTCTGTTATATTTAATAGACTGTCATTTGTCGGTATATCGTGATTTATGCATAGTTCAATGAGCCACGATATAAAATCTTTAGCGGTTGTCATATCTACGTCCGACAGACTGAATATATCAATATCCAAACACTCACAATAATTCAACGTAAGTTGCCTGCGAAGTGCTTCGTTATCGCTCTTGTCTATTATGTACAGCAGTTTCATCAACCTCAATTCTTCTTGATACTCACGCTTATTTGATATTCCGCTTATGTATGTACCTATATCGTTCACCAGTGCGAATATCTTACGTCTTTGTTTGTTCGATATACTCCGTCCGTCGTTCAAACGAATTTCACAATCTGTTATACACTTCTGTTCCAATACACTTGTATTGTCAAACGGTGCGACTATCGTAAGAAATTCGCCGTCATAGTCCTTGATTACACCCTGTATTTCCATTATTTCTATCCTCGTGTTGATGTAGATATACATATGAACCATTACGCCCGATGTTTTCGTAAATGAAATTATCACATTTTTGTTTGCTTAGATGTGTATGTAAAACACCACGCTCGTAAGCATACTGTCCTTGTCGTTCTTTCTCTCGTATTCGCTCTTGTATTTCTTCATCTATGTAATTTGCTTCTATCATATAAAGGTCGTAATTTTCAGCCTTTATGCCTTTCATACTGTTGGTGTCGGTTGCATATATCAGTCTCTCGTTGTTCATAAATATTCTGTATCCGAAGTTTGGTACATCGTGATACAGCTTTATAGGTGATATTTGAAACAATCCATAATTGTATGTCTTGCCCGCCTCTACAACGTCTATATTGCTTTTATCGACATCACATTCAACCAAATCATTTAACAGGTGAACTCCCACCGCAAACCGTAATGTTGGGCGGTTATTCGCCAACGCTTTAATTGTTCGCCTGTTAAAATGGTCCGAATGGATATGTGTTAATAACACAATTTTTATATTCTTGTATACGTCCTTTAACGCTCTAAACGAAACGCCGCAATCTATGAGTATAACATCATTAATAACTACGGCGTTCCCCTTACTACCTGTACTGATGATGTTGTATTCCATATCAATCAAAATCATCAAGTGACATAGGCTCACCTGCTTCTTCTGTAGGAACATTTGGCTGTTGTTCCCCAAAATCATCAGGTTCTTGCTGTTCAACTTCCGTATACGTCGTATCGATTGTATCTATGTATTCTGTTTCGCCGTCCTCGTTGATTACTGCCATATCCTTTGAATAAACGTCTTGCATTTCAATGGACATAATGCCCCATTTGGAGATTAGCTGACGTAACATAGTTTTATATGCCATACCGTCAAAATCTTTTTCCCAAAATGTATAACCTTTTCTTGCTTTGTAACCTTGTGAATACTTCAATGCGTGTTGCTCCATTTTTGACTTAGACCAATAAATTGCTTTTTTAAAACCGTTCTGATACTCGAACATTGCATAATAGCCGATTGTTTCGGTTTGCTCTCTTTGTTCTTCGTCGTCAATTAACTGTACTTCTATTTCTTCTTCCAAAGGGTCGAACTTAACGAGTTCGCCTTTTTTGATAGCAAGTACATTTAGCTTTTTATAATATCCACTGCGTATCGCAAGCTGAATATATCCCTTATATCCAAGCTGAAATTGTGCCTTTTTACAATGATTTTTGTTATCATTAAATGGCACAAGGTAATATTGTCCAAGCTGCGGTGACGGAGATAAGTTAAGACTTTCACCGAGCAACGCCGCCGACACTATCGTTCCTGCCTCACACTCTTGTAGTGCAGGATTGGCAGACACCGCCGAAATGATAGATGATGTAAAGCGTCTTGCTCGGTTCGGGTCTTGCAACGTGTTATTTATAGCTCTCTGGAATTTATCCGTTGTAATCGCCGTACTAAATGACGGTTTTTGTCTTGCAATTTGATTATTCATAACGAATACCTTCTTTCTTCATAAATTCTTTTAATTGCTTTAACTGTTGTCGCGTGCCGTATGCCTTAAACTGTACCGCAAATATTTTTTCTTCTTGTGGCTTAATCTCTGTTTCTGCCGGCTTGATTACTTCCGGTGGTGTGAGCGGCTTTTCTATTTGCTCATCAACCTTTTGTGAGGCAACTTCTTTTTGTATCTCTGCTCTTTTTCTTTCAATCTCTCTTTCTTTTTCCTCTTGTATAGCCTGCATACGAGCCTTGACGACTTGAACTGCTTCCGATACGTTGAGGCTTTTCTTGTACTCGACAAGTATAGCTTCTTTGTCCTCTTGCGTTTCAATCATTTTTAAATCACAAGATACTCTGTCAATGGCATCTTTTACAGCGTTTTTTAATGATTTCATACTTGCCGACATTGTTATGTTAATACCGAGCTTGTCAAATGTAAGAAAATCAATATTTTTTGAGGCTACATACTCGTTAAAATATTCAACAACCTCTTGTTTCTTGATGTCCTTTATACCGTTTTCCACACTGTTTATTTTTGTTTTCAGCTGTGCGTCTGTATCTTTGTAAACACTCATACAACTTTTGAACTTGTTCTGTACCGCTTGTATCGGTGCTATTGCTGTTTCCATAGCCTCTTTATAACGTTTTTCAAGTTCCGTGCGTTCTTTTGTTAATGCACTTCTCATTGACTTTATTTGCTTGTAATTATCCTCCGTACACTCATATTGCAAGGCACTTTGTGTACGTTCCTGAATAATCTCTTGCAGTTTGTCCAACTGCTCCGATATAACCGGTAGTTGGTTCACTGTAATAATTCCAAACTCACCCTCTGCATTTTCTAATATCTTAATATCTTCACTCATATATCTACCTCTCCCGTCCTCACGAATTCCTCTATACAGTTTTCGCAGACAACTATATCTGCGATTTCGTAGTATTTGTCGCCTACAAATATAGGCTCATTGCACTCGTCACAAGTACAGGCAACTACTTCTTCGCCACAACTGTCCTCGCCGTAGTTGCCTGTTATCTCTTTATCAACATCAATGTATCCGAACATTTGACATTTTCCTTTCTATGTGTTAAAATATCGATGTGTTATAATATATGCCGTTGAACGGTATTGCGGGGGAAATTAAATTCCCCCGCTTTTTTATTATTCAATTATATGTACATTCGGTACATCTTCAAGCAATTCTCTTAGCTTGTCCGCAACGTTCTTTACTGCCTCACGTTCCCAAGCTCCACCGTCTGCCTCAAACAGTGCCGCTCTGCCGTCTTTAAGTCTGATTAAGAAATCGCTTTCCGGTTGTTCAACCTCTAAAAATGTTCTGTATGGTTTCAACGTAACAATCGGCTTAATTCTCTGTTCACCTATCAACTGAATACCACTCTTGACAGTTGCCGACTGCGTGATACCGTCGTCTTTTGTCTGTACACTCTGTTGGTCTGTTATGTTACCAAGCAACTGCACAAGATAATCTCTGTCCTCTGTCGGTGCAAAACGTGATTTTAGGCAGATAATCATATTTTCAATGCTTATATACTCGTTAAAATCGAAACCGATAAATTTTGCTTCGGCAGTAAAAGGTCTTTCACGTTGCATATCATCTCTGATTGCACCGAACACGTGTACTCGTTCTGCTGATGTTGCTCTGACGAACAGCGGAAGATTATACTCGCTCATCTCTTGTTTTATCATCTCTGCCAAACCGCTTAGACTTGAAAGGACTATTGTATCAGCAAGTTTGTTTTCAACCCTATATAAGTGCTCGTCCGAAAAAGTGCCTTGCACTGTTTCAATCACCTTTGGTCCTGTCATATCCTCGATTTTTTCAATAAACTCTTTGTTAATCATTATCTTTATCCTCCTTAAATTACATTGCTTTCTTAATTGGTATAACCTTTGGCTCATCTTGCTCCGAGCCGTCTAATGCCATTTGTCCCGGTACTTGTGGCAACATTTCAACCAATGCTTTGCCCTCATCCGATTCCGTCAAGTACAACGCACTTTCGATATTGTTCGTTGGTGTCAATGTTGACTTAACCTGTGTTGACATTTTGATGTTCTGTCTTTCACTGTCTGGCTTTAGTGACAACGTCAATGTTATCTTTCTTACTGCGTCCGCTTTGGTATTTAGGTCAGCGATATTATCAACGACCTTGCTTAGCTCATAGTCCAATCTTTCACCGATTGCACCACGAGCGACCTCTAATAAATTTGCATTACCCACTTTTTATCATTCCTTTCTTGATTTTTTATTTTTTTGTGGTATAATATATGTAAAACATAGATTAATCTATGTAATTACCTTTGACCGTTTACGAGTGCCAGCTCTAACGGTCTTTTTCTTTTGCAACAATATTGATATACGGCTCACCATTATTCCACGAATGGCGTATTTCGAAATCGGCACTACCATTAATCAATATTTTTGTGTTACTGCCAAGTGCAGTTAATATCGTGATAAATTCTTCATTATTGTAGTTCTCTACTTCGTTATTCATCTTCTTTCACCTCCAACTTCTTCTTGATGTCATCCAACATCTTTAATTGTAATCTGTATTTCTTATCGACTGTTTTGTCAGTCGGAATACACAACGACATAATTTCTTTAAACGGCTTACCCTCATACACGCTTATACATATAACCGGTGCAAACTTATTGTCACCTACCATTGTATATATCACGACAGGTGCGTCGTCACGTTTTGCCGCCAACAAATTAATCTGTAAGCATAAATTATGTAGCTTACTTATCTGACCTGCTGTCATTTGTTATCCTCCTATATTCATCATCACGATTATTTCAAATGCTATCAGCAACATTGAAAACATTGTTACCGCAATGATATATTCTGTATTTTTCATTTGCCATTCACCAACGCAATCACTTGGTCTATCTGTCTGTTGGTCTTTTCGTCAAACTTGTGACTGCGTGTTTGTGGTTGTTCCTCTGCGGCATATATACCGCCTTTCATATCTGCCATTGCTTTACCGGTATCAACCCACGCTCTACGACCTTTCTCATTTAGACTGTTCCATATCCTCATTATCAAATTCATTTCTTATCATCCTCTCTCATTAACTTCCAACCACCGAATAGTCC